CAGTAAACATGATTGAAGGCGCTGGTATGGCTGGGACGGGTATTCCTTCCGCTTTTGCTGAACAAGAACGTATGGGTAGACGAACAGAACGTATGGGTGACTATTCTCAGTCCAGCGGATTAGGTCGAATGGTCAGCGATATGATGAACTTTTTTACACCCAACCAAAGACCAACAAGTATTCAACCTTCTGACGTTGCGGTCAATCCAATGTCTGCATATTCGGAAACAGGTCGCCCAGCCTCTGGTGTGCCTCAGTTAGGTGTCACAAGCTACGGAAGTCCGATGGCGCAAGTCACTGCGCCAGCTACAACTAATATTTCATCTCAGTTTTCAGGGAACACTGATGCGATAGAAGCTATGATAAACGCTCCAACTAGATCATATGCATCCACTCCGAACCGCGCTGACATGATGGCGTTTAATTTTAGCCCAACAGCTAGCAGCCAAGTTGCAGTATCGCCGGGTCAAGCAGTATCGCCTACCTCAAGCCTGACTACTACAAAAGCCCAAGAACAAGCAATCTCTTCATCTAGACAAGCAGCGGCTTTGTCTAATGCCCCTACCATATCATTAGAACTCTCTTACCGTGAAGCCAGCCCTGCGGAACAAGCTATGATTGCAGCTGAACTCCAGCAAAGAGCATTGCAAGGAGATGACTATGCGGGGAGCTTGGTAGAAGTACTAGGACCGTCAGGCGTTCCTAAAAGTGTTCAAGCAAAATCAACAGAACTACCGTACGACTATTTAACCCCGCCCGGAATGCCGTACGATTTAACTCAAGGTCTTTATACCGACGAGCTAGCACGATATTTACCCACAGGCGCAGGAAACCCAGCACTATGAAAACCGAACTCAAATTAATACCAGACGGCTTAGATCTGGCAAAAGAGACTCAGGATGGAATGCCTGTCGACCGGATGACCGAGTCGGAGGAAGGCTTCACCTGCCCTATTGCAACGCAGGACGTTGAAACCAACGAAGAGAACCAGCGTTATGCAATTAAGGAAGATCAGTATGGCCCAGCCGTGAACCCAGAAACATCCTGTGGTGAATGCCGCTACTTCAACATCTCACCTGAGATGCAGCAGTGCATGAAGGACGAATCTGGTGAGGTTGGTTACTGCCAGCTGCTAAAGTTTATGTGTTCTGCCGCCAACTCCTGTGCGGAGTTTGAAGAAGGTGGACCAATCACAAGCGTTGACTACGAATGAACGTCTCAGATTTTATCGTAAAGTATAGGAAAAGCTTGCAAAATCGGATAGAAGACATTAGTTTGTCTCTATCAACTGGTGGTTGTTCAAGTTATGACGACTATCGCGCAATGGTTGGGGAGATTCAGGGACTCTCTTTCGCATTGGATGACTTACAAACCCTGCTCAAAAAGGTAAACCATGACGAAGACTCTCTTAGTACCTGACTACATAGTCGAACAACAAAGAGCAAAAAAAGAAGCTGAAGAAAAAGCCAAGCAAAAACCGCTGAGTGAGAGAGTCCCACAACCTACAGGATGGCGCATTTTGGTAATGCCTTACACTGGTAAGGAAAAAACCGACAGCGGCATCTACATTCCTGACAATGCCAGAGATCGAGAAGCGAGAGCCACGGTTGTGTGCTACGTCGTTAAGGTCGGGCCGTTGGCTTACAAAGATCCAGACAAGTTTGGACCTGAGTCTCAGCCTTGGTGCAAGGAAGGGGATTGGGTGTGCATTGGAAGATATGCAGGTTCCCGCTTTAATATTGAAGGCGGCGAAGTACGCATTATCAACGATGACGAAGTCATTGCAACCATCGTCAACCCAGACGATATAAAAACATACGGAGTATAGTATGCAGGGATTACCACAGGAAAAAGAAGAACTCGACATCATCGAGACCGATGCTGACGAGGAAATTGTAGAACAGGAGGACGCGCAAGCGGAAGCCTCCGAAGCACAGGAAGACGAGTTAGAACAATACTCTGACTCTGTGCAGAAACGGATTAGTAAATTAACCCACCGTTACCGCGAAGAAGAGCGTCAGCGTCAAGCGGCTATCGAATATGCAGAGGCTGTCAAGAAGCAGAACGACGAGTTGAAAGCTCGTCTGGATAAACTTGACCAGTCCTATGTTGGTGAGTTTGGCAATCGTGTTGATTCACAGGTTGCCGCTGCCAAGGAAGCATACAAGAAAGCGTATGACGAAGGCGATGCTGATAAGATGTTCGAAGCACAGCAGAACATCAGCAAGCTTGCACTTGAACAAGCTCGTCTTGAACAGGTTCGTCAGCAGCGCGAACAGATGGCTGCTCAACCACGCGAAGAGCAAGTTGTACCGCAGCAACAACAGGCACAGCCTCAACAACAGGCACAGCCTGACCCTAAAGCGGAGCAGTGGGCACAGAAAAACGATTGGTTTGGTCAAGATCAAACTATGACATATGCAGCTTTTGGCATACATCGCCAACTTATCGAAGAAGAAGGGTTTGACCCAACGAGCGATGAGTACTATAATGAGCTTGACAAACGAGTTCGTACAGAGTTCCCACATAAGTTTAAGAACCCTGCACGAGATTCTGGACCCAGAGTCGCTTCTGCTGAGTCCACGGCTTCTAAGTCGTCGTCAAAGGGGCGCAGAACAGTCAAACTGACACCTTCGCAGATTGCTATTGCGAAACGCTTGAATGTTCCGCTTGAAGAATATGCAAAGTATGTGAAGGAGTAAGATTATGGCTACATCAAACAGAACGCCCCGCGAGGCGGAAACTCGCGCAACTAAGTCCCGGCGTAAGCCATGGGCACCGCCTTCGAAGTTGGAGGCACCACAACCACCAGCAGGGTACGCACACCGTTGGATCAGAACTTCCATTCGTGGAGAGGATGATAAGACAAACGTACATGCCAAGCTGCGTGAGGGCTGGGAGCCAGTAAGGGCTGACGAATATCCAGAAATGGAAGGACGTTACCCTGTCATCGAAGAAGGCAAGAATGCTGGAATTATCGGCGTAGGCGGATTAATGCTGTGTCGTATTCCAGAGGAAACGGTCGACGAAAGAACTGAATATTATCGGGAGCAGACCCGCAACCAAATGCGAGCCGTTGACGAAAACCTGATGAGGGAACAACATCCCTCGATGCCTATGTTTAATGATAGGCAAAGTCGTGTAACCTTCGGGGGCAAGAAGTCCTCCGAATAACTTTTAGGAGTAAGCAATGGCTAATACTAATGTAGCCTTCGGCCTCAAGCCGATTAATGCTGCTGGTAGCGCACCTGCTACACAGGGCACAAATGCATACTTCATTGGTAGCACTGCGGACGCGATCTATCAGGGTTCTCCGGTAAAGGCTGACAACGGTGGAAGCATCGTTGTTGCGTCTGCAACTGGGGACACTGAAGCTCTCGTAGGCGTATTTGCTGGCTGTGAGTATGTTTCCGCTTCAACAGGAAAGAAGACTTTCTCAAACTACTGGCCCGGCTCTGGTTCTGCCGACACAGATTTCGATATCATCGGATATGTGTACGACAGCCCAATGCAGCGCTTCATCGTTTGTACAGATGCTTCTATCACTGATGAGGCAACCGCTAAAGCTGCTATCTTTGAGAACGCAGCTATGTCTAGCGGTGCAAGCGGTAGCGCAACAACTGGTATTTCCAGTGCCGCAATGGACGTTGACGGACTCTCATCCGCTAATACCTCCCTTCCATTGAAGGTTGTTGGTATTCAGAAGGATGTAGACAACGAAGACTTCGCTGCTGCTGGTATCCAGATGATTGTAATGATCAACAACCATGCATTGCTTCAGGCTGATTCTGAAGCAGCAACATCATAAGGGGGATTAGATTATGGCTATTTCTCGCGCACAACTTGCCAAAGAACTAGAGCCGGGTCTCAACGCCCTCTTTGGCATGGAATACAACCGTTATGAAGGTCAGCATGCTGAAATCTTCGACACCGAGTCATCTGACCGGGCATTCGAAGAAGAAGTCATGTTGAGTGGTTTCGGGGCAGCCCCAGTTAAAAACGAAGGCACCGGGATCTCCTATGACGATGCAAACGAGGCTTATACCGCTCGGTATAACCACGAGACCATCGCTATGGGCTTCTCAATCACCGAAGAAGCTGTTGAAGACAATCTCTATGATCGTCTGGCTTCTCGTTACACCCGTGCACTGGCTCGTTCCATGGCACACACCAAGCAGGTGAAAGCCGCTAACGTACTGAACAATGCCTTCACTGGCGGCGCAAGCGCTGGCGGTGACGGTAAAGCTCTTTGCGCTACCGACCACCCGCTGACCAACGGTGGCACTTTCGCCAACGAACCAGCAACTGCTGCTGACCTGAACGAAACTTCCTTGGAAGACGCTCTGATCAGCATCGCTGGGTTCACCGACGAGCGTGGCCTCATCATCGCACTGCGCGGTATGAAGCTTATCGTTCCACGTCAGCTTCAGTTTGTTGCTGAACGTCTACTGGTATCCAACCTCCGTGTTGGTACAGCTGACAACGATGTCAACGCCATTAAGTCATCTGGCATGCTGCCAGAAGGTTATGTAGTCAACGACTACCTAACTGACACTGATGCGTTCTTCATCAAGACAGACGCTCCAAACGGCTTCAAGCATTTTGAGCGTATGCCAATGGCAACCAACATGGATCCAGACTTCGACACTGGCAACATGCGGTTTAAGGCTCGTGAGCGGTACAGCTTCGGCTTCTCCGACCCACGCGCCGTGTTCGGTTCACCGGGCGCAGCCTAAGTAAACAACACCCTTAGTTTTGTCTTTGGGTTAAGAGGGCGGCTATCGTTTGATAGCCGCCTTTCTTTGTGTTATACTCGGCTATCCCTGACAGCCCCATGGGGGGGCTGACACTAGCCACGACAGGAGTATGAAATGGCTCGTTCAACTTTTTCAGGACCAGTTGCGTCCACAAACGGTTTTGCTTTAAAACGAGTAGTTGATAACACACCTCTCAACACAGGCGCTGCCGTAACTACAACACTAAATCGGAATCAATCAGGAACCATTTTTAATGTAGATGGCACCGATGATATCGTAGTAAACATGCCTGCCTTAAATACAGCAAATGTCGGAACTGTTTATGAGTTCTTTGTCACTACCGCTGTTGCTGGTGGCAAAACCGTGACTTTTGTTCTTCCCGGTGCTGGCGTATCTAATTTTTTTGGAGCGCTATCATTAATGGGTGGGACTGCCGCGAATGCTGCATCTGATGTTGCAGGCGACACATTGACTTTACCAGCTACCACAGCAGTAAACGGGCGTGTCCTTTTGACTTGTGTATCAGATGATGGCACAAACTCAACTTGGAAAGCAGAAACTCTGTCCACGCCAATTGCTACAATTGCGTAATAGGAGGCTTCAATGGCTGGTCCAGTAAAAGCCTACAATGCCTCGGGAGTCGGAGCCGTAGGCCCCGCACGTTCACGGATTAAGCAGATTGGTGTTTATTGCACAGCTGCGGGGGCATTCACCATTACCAATGGTAGTGGTGGTGCAACGCTCTTGCAGCAGAAGTTTCCGGCTGGGCATACATTGCTCAACATTCCCGGAGACGGTGTGATTGCTGATGCTGGCGTTTATGTAAGCGCCATCTCAGGCACTGCTTCTGAACTGACAATCTTTTTGGCATAAAACAATGTCTGTCCACGAGATAAGATCTATATCTCAAGTTGGCACAAGCGAACCGTTTGAGCTACAGGTCGCTCGTGGGCAGATTCCCGCTCACTACTTTGTTCATAAATTTGGCTACAACCCTGCCATAGGCCCTGACACGGAAACCATCTGGGCGCAAGGCGGTTTGTATGTCTACCCGACAATAGCCTCTACGATGTATATCTCAAGCAGTTCTACTGCCGACACTTCTGCGGGAACAGGGGCTAGAACAGCAACTGTTTCTGGCTTGGATGCAAATTTTGACGAGATAAGTGAAACTGTTTCGCTAAACGGTCAAACAGGGGTGCAGTTAAACGGGGCTTTAAACTGGTATCG